TTAAAAATCTTTTCGGAATCAGAGAGTATGAGGCAGATGGAAGTTCTTTAGAACTGTCCGGTAAAAATGGTACAGGCAAGAGTTCTGTGCTGGATGCAATTAAGTACGCGCTTACCAATAAGAGTGATCGCGACTATATCGTACATAAGGGAGAGAACGAGGGCGAGATTATCGTTGAAACAGATACCGGACTTTCCATTGATCGTAAGGTCAGAATAGGAAAGGCACCTTATAAGTCAGTGAAAAGAGATGGTTTAGAGGTAGGAAGTCCAGAAGCGTTTTTAAAGGAATTATTCACACCGTTGCAGTTGAATCCTATCGAGTTTATGAACATGGATAAAAAGCAGCAGAATGCGATCATCCTTGATATGATCGAGTATCCGTGGGATATGAACAAAATCAAGGAGTGGTTCGGGGAGATTCCGGCGTGGGTTTCTTACGATCAGAACATTCTTTCTGTGCTGAATGATATTCAGGCAGAGAACGGCGATTATTATCAGAACCGCCGTAATATTGACCGCGATATCAGAAATAAAAAAGCTTTTGTGGAAGAGATCGCAAATGGTATCCCAGTTGGATATGACGTTGAAAAATGGGAACAGGCAAGCGCCGGAGATATTTATCGTCAGATCGAGCGTATGCAGAAAGAAAATCAGACCATCGAGAGAGCAAAACTGTTGAGAGACAGTCGCGATAGTAAGATTAGAAAGTTTGATGCTGATCGTGAGATTGAGATCACAGCACTGGATCGTGAAATTGCTAACCGTGCAAACCAGATTGATAAATCCATTGCATCTTTAAATGAACAGATTAGAGCTTATGAGACAGAAAAAGAACAGCTTGCATCTAAGAAATCAGATAAGTTGGAAGTCATCGAACAGACTTACAAAGCGAATGTGGCACGTTTTGATGCAGAGATCGCCGAGTATGCAGAATATGCAGACAAGCAGCCACAGGATGTGACAGCATTGCAGGAGCAGGCACAGGAGATTGAAAAAATGCAGTCTCATATCAATGAATATAAAAGAATGCTCCGCCTGCAGAGTGAAATTGAGGAAATGCAGGCACAGTCACAGGAGCTTACGGACAAGATTGAGAAAGCGAGAACGCTTCCTGGGGAAATCCTTGCAAACTGCACGATCCCGATTGATGGTTTGACTGTTGAGAACGGAACGCCGTTAATTAACGGCTTACCGGTATCGAATCTGTCTGAAGGAGAAAAGCTGGATCTCTGCATTGATGTGGCGATTCAGAATCCGAATGGTTTAAATATCATCCTGATCGATGGGGTTGAGAAACTGGCAACGGATCTTCGTGAAAAACTCTATCAGAAATGCAAGGACAAAGGATTACAGTTTATTGCAACCAGAACAACGGACGATGACACAATGACAGTGGTTACGTTATAGGAGGTGCGAGAATGGAAAACACAGAGATTATGACAATAGAGCAGAGTAGTCCGTTATCAACAAATGTATTTTCTAATCCAGAAGCATTTCAGAATTTATTTAATATTGGGAAAATGTTTGCATCATCTTCTCTGGTGCCGCAGGCATATCAGGGAAAGCCAATGGATTGCACTATTGCTGTTGATATGGCAAATCGTATGGGTGTCAGTCCAATGATGGTTATGCAAAACCTCTATGTGGTGCAAGGAAAACCGCAGTGGAGTGGACAGGCTTGCACATCAATGATTATGGCAAGTGGAAAATTTAAAAATGTTCATCATGTATATACCGGAGAGCGTAACACGGATTCTTGGGGCTGCTTTTTATCAGCAGAAAAAGTAGATACCGGGGAAATTGTAAATGGGGCAGAAGTTACTATTCAGATGGCAAAAGATGAAAAATGGTATGACAAAAATGGAAGCAAATGGAAAACCATGCCGGAACTTATGCTTGCATATCGGGCATCTGCATTTTTCGCAAGAGTACACATTCCAAATTCATTAATGGGTTGTTCGGTTGAAGGGGAACTGGAAGATATATCTCCTGCACCAATGCAGGCTCCGCCGGATCCATTTGCAGATTCTAAACAGGCACAGATCGCAAAAGAAGCATCGGAGGTATTTGATAATGTTATTAACGAGTGAAAATTATTACAGCCGTGAGGCAAATGAAGAGTATTTATCTGTCAGCCAGTATAAAGATTTTATGGGTACATACGGCAAGCCCGGCTGTGAAGAATATGCCCTTGCAAAGTTAAATGGTACATGGGTGGAGGCTATGGAAGATTCCACAGCATTGATGGTCGGTTCTTATGTAGATGCACATTTTGAGGGAACGCTTGATTTATTCAAAGCGCAGCATCCATGCATGTTTAAAAAGGATGGAAATCTGAAAGCCGAGTATGTAAAGGCAAATGAGATGATTAACCGATGTGAAAGGGATGCACTGTTTATGCAGTACATGAGTGGCGAAAAACAGGTCATCATGACAGCGGATATGTTTGGTGCAAAGTGGAAAATCAAAATTGACAGTTACCATCCAGGCAAATGCATTGTGGATCTGAAAACCTGTCAGAGTATTACCAAGGAATTTTATCATCCAGATACAGGACACCTTAATTTCCTTGCAGAATGGGGTTATTACATTCAGGGCGCAGTTTATCAGAAAGTTGTTGAAATCAATACTGGAAAGAAGCTTCCATTTTTTATTGCAGCAGTCTCAAAAGAAAAAGAGGCTGATATACAGGTGATCGCTGTGGAACAGAGCCTGCTTGATGAAGCACTTACAGAGGTTGAGCACAACGTATCAACCATCCTTATGCTGAAAAGTGGAGCAGTAGAGCCGATGCGTTGTGAACATTGTGATTACTGCAAGCATACGAAAGTATTGAATAGACCTATCTGGTCAAGTGAATTGATCGGGGAGGTGTAGATGAAAGATTCTATTGTTATTGATATGAGTTATGCCGGATATGATATGATCGACGGCACGCCGAACGTGCACAGGCATCATATCTTTGAGGGGACAGCGAACCGCCGGTTATCGGACGAAGATGGTTTGTGGGTGCCGTTATCCTATGAGCATCATGAGGGGAACATGAGCGTGCACCGTAATAAGGAAATGAGTGTGTTGATGCATATTATCGGTCAGCTTGCATGGGAAAAGCATTATATCGTAGAACATGAAGATGTGAGCGAGGATGATGCCAGGGATGCTTTCCGGAAGAGATATGGAAAAAGTTATTTGTAGGGTTGAAACGCCTTAAGAAACAGTTCATGTGAAAAATAATATATCACAGTATTATTAAGAGCCATGATCTCCGGTGCCGATGGGTGCCGGAGGGAAAGGAGAAGATATTGAATCAGTTAGAGATTTTTAAGAATAGAGAGTTTGGAGAGATCCGAACAGTAACGGTAGATGGAGAACCGTGGTTTGTTGCGAAAGACATTGCGGAAATTTTGCAATATACAAATACACAAAAAGCCATCAGAGATCATGTTGACGAAGAGGATAAGCTGACCGAACGAATCGTTCTGTCAGGTCAAAACCGGGAAGTTATTTGTATTAATGAATCGGGACTTTACAGTTTGATTCTTTCAAGCAAAATGCCAGGAGCAAAGCGTTTCAAACGTTGGGTGACATCGGAAGTGCTGCCACAGATCAGAAGAACCGGCACCTATCAAAAACCGCTGACACCACAGGAAATGATGCGTGTACAGCTTGGTATGATCGATGGACATGAAGAGAGAATCACGCATCTTGAAAATACCATGACCATTGATTATGAACAGCAGCAGGAATTAAAGAAAACTGTAAATAAAAGAGTGATTGAGGTTCTTGGTGGTAAAAAAGCACCGGCGTATAAGGAAATGAGCAAAAAGGTGTTTTCTGAGTGTAATCATGATATTCAGGATTATTTCAGAGTCAATTCCAGAAACAATATTCCGACCAAGAGATACCAGGAAGCTGTTGAATATGTCGAAGGATGGAATCCAAGTAATAATACAATCCTTGAAATAAGAAGCTGTAATGTGGGAATGGGTGGTGTCAATGGAGTATAAATTTACGATTCCCGGACGGTTGGATGGCTTGAATGATTACACAGCCGCCAACCGGACGAATCCCCGTAAGGGCGGACGTGTAAAAAAGGATAATGAATCTGTTGTGATTTGGTGTATACGGCAGCAACTTCCAGGAGTACATATCACAAAGCCAGTATTGATTTATTATCACTTTTTTGAAAAGGATATGCGCCGTGATGGAGATAATATTCTTTCTTGCGGCACGAAATTTATTCAGGACAGTTTAAAGCATACGATATTGCAGGAAGATAACCGGAATAAAATACCACATTTTTATCATGATATTTCCGTGGATAAGGACAATCCAAGGATTGAAGTTATCATTACGGAACTTACACCGGCGCAGGCGAAAATGTCACTGAGAGAGCTTCTTAAGGACTTGGAAACGGGGTGATGTCTTGACGGATGAAAAGAGCAGCTTTGTCCTGTATGCGGAGTATCTGGAACATATAAAACTGCTTACGATGGAACAGCGAGGAGCACTCCTGACGGCAGTATTGTGTTACGCGTCAGGGGATGAACTGCCGGAAATGGACGGCATGACCAATATGGCATTCAGCTTTATCAAATCAAGGATAGATCGTGACACTGCCGCATATTTAGAGAAGATTGAGAAACGTCGGGAAGCCGGAAAACTTGGTGGCAGACCAAAAACAAAAGATATTTCACAAAAACAAGAGAAAGCAAAAAAAGCAAATGGTTTTTCTGAAAAGCAAAATAACCCTGTTACTGATAATGTTAATGTTACTGTAAATGTTAATGATAATAATAAAAATACTTTGGCGGATGCCAAAGCGTTGTTCGAACGTCTGTGGAAAGTATATCCGAACAAAAAAGGCAAAGGACAGGTATCGGATACCCAAAAGAAACAGCTACTTGCAATCGGGGAAGATAGGCTTGTTAAAGCGATTGACCGCTACAGTCTTGAATTGCAGAAGGACGCCGACTGGAGGAAAGCACAGTACGGGAGCACATTTTTTAACAGTGGCTATGTAGATTATCTGGATGAGAACTATGTGCCTGGCAAAGCAACAGAGCATAAGGGCAAAAGCAATGCTTTTAGTAATATTAATCATCGTCAGTATGACTATGACGAATTAGAAAAACAGGTGCTAAATTCACAACCGGGAGGTGGTTGAAGTGAATATGACGGAGGGTGAAATTTGCAGGCAGTACCGCAGCGCAAAGGACAGAGCAAGCCAGCTGCAGATTTTAGCAGATTTAAATTGTGTGCCGCGATTGGAGATCATTAAGATCTTGATGCATAACGGTGAACAGGTGCGGTTGCCACTTGCGGCAAAAGGTAAGAAAAGAACAACGGAGCTGACGGACGAAGAGTACGCGGCGGCACTGTTTAGACGGTTGGATGTACTTGATCGAGAAATTTCCAAGAGGGAAAGAGAATACCGGGAGATTGTGACTGTGATGAAAGGAGCGGGGAGATATAAATGTGGAAAGAAGGTAAGAAACGCCGCGCAATTATCGGAAAAATGAATAATAACTTGTCAATGCCGACAAAGCACCCGGACCAAGATGCTTTGAAAAGATTCAGAGAAGTACCGTATCAGTTGCGGTATGGGAAGGAGAAGAAAGATGCTGAATAGAGAAAAATATGCAAAAGAGATTATTGAAATCGCGTGCAATGGGGGGAACATTGCCGTCGTTAATGGAAAGCTGGAAAATTGCAGAAAAACACAGTGCAACGAGTGTAATTTTAATGGCGGCACAATAAGAGATTGTGAAATAAAGACGAGAAAATGGGCGAACAGCGAATATGTCGAACCGATTGAACCACAGGTTGATTGGAGTAGAGTTCCAGTTGATACACCGATTCTTGTGAGACATAGCGAATCCTGTGGATGGGATCGGAGATATTTTGCAAAATACAACAACGGATTAGTGTATGCATGGAAACAGGGCACTACATCATGGAGTGCTGAAGATCCGGCATATGTATGTGATTGGAAATATGCAAAACTTGCAGAAAGCGAGGAAAGTCATGATTGAGTGTATAAGAACTGCGGCACGGGATAGCAAAACAGAACGCATTAAAGTTTCCTGCTTAGATATTATCGTAACAATGATAGGAAAAAAGCCATATTACGAAATCAAGTACAAGGAAATCGGAGAGGACTATTATCATGTTGGCTACAGTTCCTATAAGCTAGAAAATGTTTTAGATTGGAAGGATGAGTGCTTTGAGATTGTGAAAGAATGCAGACCGCAGACCAATGCAGACCGGATCCGGAGCATGACGGATGAAGAACTTTTAGATTTCCTTTGCTCAATCGAAACATATGAGCAGGGTAGTGTAAAGACCATTGAGGGCGGTGTAGCAATGTGTTCTGTTACAGAGGTGGAACAATGGCTTAAGGCAGAAAGTGAGGGATAGCATGGAGAGATTAACATATGTGGCAGAGAATGGAGAAGTTTTATTTCATCCAGCAGATTTACCGGATGATGAGGGAATTACCATTACCCAGCTTGCGAAAGATGGAAGATACAAAGCCCTGGAAGAGATTGCGGAAAGACTTGCAAATAGAGAGCAAGCCGAAGAGCAGGGATTACTTCTGCGGTTGCCGTGCAAGGTTGGAGATACTTTGTATAGGGTAAATAAAGGAGCGAAAGAGCCAGTTATTATGATGCGCGTTATCCAGTTATATATCAAGCAGATTCATAAAGACAGAACTGTTATGAGAATTGATGCTATAAATGACACTGATATGGGTGAGAGTTGCTATTTACCGTGCGACATTGGCGAAAGGATATTCCTTACCAGAGAGGAAGCCGAAGCCAAGCTGAAAGAAATGGAGGGGGAAAGTGATGTACTGTGATGGAAGATGTCAGTATTTAAACGAACGTAAACATAAATGTGAGTTGACCGGAGAAAAATTGACTTACATGAAGCAGACCGGAAGTATTTCATTTTCCGTGCATGAACATAGAGGATTTTGCAAAGGAAAAAAGGTGGAACGTGATGGGAGACGTAGTTAAACATATACCGAAAGATGATCTGTGCCCGTTCTGTAAAAAAAAGGAATCAACTTTGCTGTGCGACATGCCTGTAAATACAGTTATTACACATGCACGGGGAAGCGGATTTAAAAGTTATACCATGACCTGTGATAAGAAAATCTGCACGGAATGCACCACAAGAGTGAACGGGTTTGATTTCTGCCCGGATTGTGTGAAGAGGATCAAGATAACACCGAAGGGAGTGAAAGAGTGATGGAGAATAGATTTTTATCCCGTGGAAAGCGGATTGATAATGGCGAATGGATACAAGGATATTTATATGGTATCTGGGAGAGAAGATATATCCTATGGGGAATGATCAATGATATCCCGAACATGGCCGAAGTAGACCCAGAAACCGTCTGCCAGTGCACCGCAATGCCTGATAAGAACGGTAAGCTGATTTTTGAGAATGATATTCTTTCAGGGCATATCGACGTTGAGTTTCCAGAAGATGAGACGAGAAAGCGTGTCGTGTGGCATGAAAACGGATGGTGTACGAATGAGCCGGGCTGTGATGACTACGAGGAACTGGATGATTTTGATTCAGAGAATTTTGAAGTGATCGGCAACATGATTGATAACCAGGAACTGTTGGAGGTGTAGGATGCCGAGAACCATAGCGTATAGAGCGGGAGGATTTACAAATTGTGGAATCGGTTACACAAAATTCAGTCAGGAGGAATTGGCAGAAATGAAAGATAGAGTCATGACGGAGAATGAAGCAACAACAAAAAAATATTGCAGTACATGTAAATACTACGCTGAATATGAGGGTGTTTGTTGCAATGGAGACAGTGAACACTGTGCAGATTTCCGTGGACTGGATGATACATGTGAGAAATGGAAGGAAAACGAAGAATGAATGAAGAACTTAAGCCATGCCCGTTCTGCGGCGGAAAAGCAATGTTCTTTACCATTGTAAATAAGTCATCACATTCGGATGTTGGAGTAATGTTCAAAATCAAATGTATGAAATGCGGAACAGAACTTCCAAAAAGCTATGAATGTGAGATGTATATGGATCAGGACGGTGGAATCAGAACAGGAAAAGACGAGCGAACAAAAGCAACTACAGATTGGAACAGGAGGGCAAACAATGAGACTGATTGATGCGGATGCATTGGTAAAACGACTAGAAAAAAGTCATGAATATCACGCAAAAACAAGCAGAGAGGAAGTTTTACTTTTCCGTGATATCAGAATTATAAATGAACAGCCGACCGCCTACGACCTAGACAAGGTTGTAGAGCAGTTAAACGACAAGTTCAGAGTCGTGCGAACTGATGAAGATTTGGAATGGAACAGAGCAATGGACGAAGCAATTACAATCGTGAAAGGTGGCGGTGTAGAGTGACAAGAGAAGATAAAGAAGCAATTTTAAATAGTTTTGACGAAACAATGATACAACCGGATGAAGCTATGAACCTCACAGAAATGAGAGCATATGTAAAAGGTTTTGAAGATGCTAGAAATGCAATGTTTGATGCGACTGACAAGTTTTATCGAAGTAATAAGACGGATTAGAAGAATACAATCCGAAACATGAAAAATCATGGAGACCGGATTGGTGTCCGCTCCGGGAGTTGCCGGAGAAGAAAGATACGATTATCTACGAAAACGATGACTGGGGAACAGTTAATCTGAAAACGAAAGATGAAGGCTGGAATGCCTGCTTAGATGAAATTTTGAAGTAAATCGAAAGGAGTAAGAGGTTTGCTGGCCAGCGTGAAAGAGCTCTTTACTCCGAGAAGAAAATGGAATCAGTAAAAGAACGTATGGAGCGAATCGGAGCATACGAAAAGATAGTATCTTTTATGCAGAAAGAAAAGCAGCCATATGAATATAAAAGAAAATATGCACAGATCAGAGCAGAAGAGTTCGCAAGTGAATGTGACGGAAGATTGCTCAATTACCATGTTTCGGTTGGTGGACTTGACAGTATAATCTTATACCTGTTTTTACATGAGGTATGCGGAATTGACGCACCAGGAGTCAGTGCATCTACACTGGAAGACAAGAGTATACAGAGAGTACATAAGGCTCTTGGAATAATAAATGTACCGCCGCTGAAAAGAGATGATGGCACATATTGGACAAAACCAAAGGTTATACAGGAATTTGGATTTCCGGTCATTTCAAAGGAAGTGGCTGCCAAGATAGAATTGTTACAAAATCCGTCAGAGAAAAATAAAACTGTCCGCCATGCGATTATTACTGGGGAGACTGGAGAATATGGCGGATGGCAGAAAAACTCTAAAATGCAGCTAAAACAGAGATGGTTAAAGCTGTTCGGTGGGTATGAAAATGAAACCGAAGGATGCGACTTTCAAAAGCCGGATTTTCTGGTATCTGCGAAATGCTGCTATTACCTCAAAGAAAAGAATTGTGAAGACTGGGGCAAGGAACATAACAGTGTCCCGTATTTGGGATTGATGGCATCCGAGGGCGGCAGACGTGCCAGGAGCCTGCGAATGAATGGATGCAATTACTTTGGGGCATCCACAATCAGATCAGCACCGTTTGCAATCTTCCACCGGCAGGACATTCTTACACTTGCCTTGGAGATGGATGATCTCTGGAAGAACGGATTAAAAGAGAAGTATCGTGATGCTGGAATCAAGGATGGGATAATAACAGAAGATTTCCAGATGCCGGAATCTTTGATACCAGAGATTTACGGAACGATCGAGAAAAAGTCAGACGGTACATTGTATACAACAAAAGCACAGCGTACCGGATGCAGTATGTGCGGTTTCGGAATCCACATGGAGAAACGGCCGCATCGGTTTGATCTATTGCATGAGAGCAACCCGAAAGAGTGGGATTATCTGATGTTCCACATGTGCAGGGATAAAGACGGGAAAGATTATGGATGGGCGAAAGTTTTAGACTACATTGGAGTTGGATGGGATCCGTCTACAATCGGTGGTAATTGTAAGGGGCAGATTTCGCTTCCATTAGATCGGATGGTGTAAATATATAAAAAGCACCTAATTGCTTAGGTGCGCTATGTTCAATAGTGGGATTCGAACCC